AGGGCAGGACGAAAGGTAGGTATGGCTCTCATTGACCAAGAAGAATTGGGACAAAGCGAATTTGATGCAGTAGAAGAACTACAACAGGCAAGACAACAATCACCTGAAGAACCACAACAACAAGAACCTTCTAAAGTTCCTGACAAGTATCGGGGTAAAAGCTTAGAAGACATCGTGACAATGCACCAAGAGGCTGAAAAGCTAATTGGAAGGCAAGCTCAAGAAGTTGGTGAAGTTCGTAGACTAGCAGATGAGCTATTGAAACAGCAACTCTCCTCGAAACCAGTACAGCCACCAGTAGTAGAAAATGAGGTAGACTTCTTTGAAGATCCACAGTCAGCGATCCGTAAAGCAGTATCAAATCATCCTGATGTATTAGCAGCTAAACAAGCTTCATCACAACTTCGACAAATTCAGACACAAGCAATGCTCAATAAGAAGCATCCTGACTTTGCAGATATTGTACGTGACGGTGAGTTTATTGACTGGGTTAAAGCCTCTCCCATGAGACTTAATATCTATGCAATGGCTGATGCTAACTATGATTTTAATGCTGCAGATGAATTGCTTTCAACATTTAAACAGATCCGTACATCTAAGACACAACAAACAACTGATGCCGGAAACACTGTACGCAAGCAAAACTTGTCAGCAGCATCTGTAGATGTTGGAGGGACTGGTGAATCATCTAAGAAAGTATATCGTCGTGCCGACCTTATCCGGCTACGTATGTCAGATCCCAATCGCTATGAAGCACTTGAACCTGAAATTCGAGCTGCCTACGCTGAGGGAAGGGTTAAATAATTTAAATTAATATTCTTTAGGAGAATTAAAAATGGCTTTAGGTACAGATCACGTCACGAAGACGACTGGTGATAAGTTCATTCCGGAAATCTGGAGTGACGAAATCATCGCAACATACAAGAAGAACTTGGTGTTGGCAAACTTGGTTAAGAAGATGTCCTTCAAGGGTAAGAAAGGTGACACCGTTCACATTCCTTCACCTACACGTGGCGATGCTTCAGTTAAAGCAGCTTCAACTCAGGTAACACTGATTGCAGCTACTGAGACTGACGTTGTTGTTACTATCGACAAGCACTATGAGTACAGCCGCTTGATCGAGGATATTGTCGAAGCTCAAGCTTTGTCTTCACTGCGTACATTCTACACTGAAGATGCTGGTTATGCTCTGGCTCGTCAAGTTGACACATCATTGATCCAGTTGGGTCGTGGTGTTCAAGGCGGTGGTGGTACATCTGCTAACTCAGGTGCTTTCTCAGGTGCTGATGGTACAACAGCTTATGTTGCTGCCGCTAACACAGGTTTGGGTGCTATCACTGATGCAGCGATTCGTCGTAGCATTCAGCGTTTGGATGACAATGACGTTCCTATGGATGGACGTTTCCTTGCTATCCCACCTTCAACTCGTAACACTTTGATGGGCTTGGCTCGTTACACTGAGCAAGCCTTTGTTGGCGAGCAAGGTGGCAACAACACCATCCGTACTGGTGAAATTGGTAACTTGTACGGTGTTCCCGTGTTTGTTACTTCTAACGCTGATACAACATCTGGTTCTACAGCTTGCCGTATCGTTTTGTTGGCTCATAAAGACTTCGCAGTCTTCGTTGAGCAACAAGGTGTTCGTGCACAGACTCAGTACAAACAAGAGTACCTCGGTACATTGTTCACTGCTGACACTCTGTATGGCGTGAAAGAACTGCGTGACGGTTCAGCAGTTGCTTTGGCTGTTCCAGCCTAAGTAGCATAAGGGTTCCCACTCACAAGGTGGGAGCCTTTTTAATGTGCTTAATAAAGCATATCAGAAAGGTAACATATTATGAAATTTAAATGTAAGTCAACTAATTTAATCTATAACTTTGAGTTTGAAGTTGATATTGCTTCTATGTTGAAGCACCCAGATTATGAAGAAGTAGTTGAACCTGTTGTAGCACCTAAAGCAACTAAGAAAACAGTAAAGCAAGATGAAGACACTATCAACGGGTCTTAACTTAACAGCTAATACCCTGACTACTGTCTATACAGTACCTACAGGTTATTACGCTAAGTGTATCCTATTGCATACTGCTAATACATCACCTAGTAAGCACATAAGTTTTAATTGGTATAGAGCTTCTACAGCTACAGCGATTGTGGTTGTATCTGAACAAGTACTAGCAGCTAGAACAACACTGGACTTGTTAACTAATAGTCAATGCTTTGTAATGGAAGAAGGTGACTACATTACAGTTGTTTCAGAAGCTGGTGCAACAATGTCAATCGTAGCTACGTTTGAGTTATACAGAAAAGGTGAATAAGCATGGCTTTATCATACGAAGATATTGTACAAGGAGCCTATAGTTCTATTGGCAGAACTGGTATGGGTAATGCCGTTGGTCAAGTTGACCCTGAAGGATACAACTTCTGGCTAAATGCTTTAAAATCTGGTGCTGTATCTCCAGATCAACTGTATGCTAACTTTAATAAATCTGTAGCTGAAACAGTGCAACAACAACCTCAAGTAGCTAATTCTCAAGCGGTAGCTTCTTACATAGCAGCAAATCCTTTAGCTACACAGATAGACCCTAAAAAGGTTGTTGCTGTTGGAGACTCTACGACTTGGGGTTATAACGCTGGCAATCAAGTAGCAGATAATATGGTCACTACAGCTCAGAAAGCTTTAGGTAGTGATTATTCTGTTTCTAACTTAGGTATCAATTCAACAACTGCTGGTGATTTTTTAAACAGCTCTGACTTTGATAAAGCACTCTCAAGCGGTGCTGGTACTGTAGTGTTGAACTATGGTATGAATGAAGCATATCGCAATGAAGACCCTGCAACATTTGCTAACAATCTTTTAACTGCTGTTCAAACACTTCAAGCTGTTGGTAAGAAGGTTATTCTTCAGACACCTAATTCTACAAGTTCTACAGATGCTTGGGCACAGAATGTTGGTGCATACGCTGATGTTGTTAGAAATGTTGCACAACAAACAGGAACAACATTAGACGATAAATACACATACACAGGTACTTTATCTAATGCTACTTCAGCTGCAGATCCTGTACATCCTACAGCTGCAACGTATGGTTTATTAGGTTCTAATCTAGCTGATGCTATTAAAACTACAACAACAGGCGTAGCTCCTACATCTATTTCAGTAACTCCTCCTAAGGCTCTTGCGGCTCAAGCAGCCCCTGTAGCTCAAGCGGCTCCTGCAGCAGTACAAGGAGGATTACTTTCTAGTCCTAATAATGTGGCAGCTGCAACAGCAACTTCAACAGCAGCTACAGCTCCTAACTTAAAAGACCAACTTCTAAGCCAATGGACACAATTAGGTATTAAAGACTTACCCGGTGGTATTTCATTGGATCAACGTGCTGCTGACTTAGCTGAAACAATGAAGCAGAACGGCATAAATAGTCTTGCTGATTTAAAATTAGGTTCAAAGACAGTATCAGTAGACGAAGAAGGTGGTACAGCTCCTGTAGGCTTCTTAACAAATAAAGGAACTCAATTAGGTTTCTTAGGTAATGTTAATGAAAACTTAAAAAACAAAGCTGAGTACTTACAACCTAACAACTTAGTTTCATGGACATCTCAAGGTGGTGGTAATGTTGGTTATAGCGCTGTTCAGACTGCTGATGGTGGTGTAGCCATTGTTCCTCAGTGGAATAGCTCTAGCGACATGAAACAAATACGTGATGCTGCTAAGATGATTGCAGCTGTGTATGGTGTAGGTACAGGTTTAGAAGGTTTAGGAGTTGGTGCTGGTACAGCTGGCGGTTTAAGCGCAGCAGATTTAGCTGTCTTAACAGCCAATGAAGGTGCAATGTTAGGCGCTGGTAGTGCTGGTTTAATGGGAGGTGCTGCAGCAGGGCTTACAGCTGCTGACTTAGCTACTCTAACAGCCAATGAAGGTGCTTTAATGGGTTCAGGGTTAACTTCTGCTGAACTGGCATCTATATATGGAGCTGGTGGTATTTCGGCAGCTGATTTAGCTACACT